AAAAAGTCCTTAATCTATAATTTGACAACAGACTTACCTGCAGGGTATGATACCAAAGTATTAGACTTTCAAGGAGATAACCTCATACGATCTCAAGAAAAACTTAAAATAGGTGCATATGGAACAAGATTAGTTGTATTTGATCCATTTAACTGTTTTTATGAGGTCATAGAACAAACGGCAAATGACTCAAAGGATGGCACAGAGTTGGCTGCAAAGGAATTGCCAAAGTTAAATGATAAATTTGAATCCGATAGTAAATTTACACGGACCACTTATAGACTTATTGACACTGGAACTCTTCCTAGCGGAACAACACAGCAACAAATTGATAAATCAACGGAACAAAATTTTGAATTACAGAAAATAATGAATCAAACTATTCGTAGATATAATCAATTATTTACTGGCATGCAGACCGTAACTATTCCTGGAGACTTTAGTTTACATGCAGGAGACACTTTGTTTCTTGATACTCCAGGTCTCAGACCAAAGAAGGAAGATGAATTGAATAAAGAATATGGCGGTCTATATATTATAGCTGATTTGTGTCACTACATATCACCCGAAGAGACCTATACTAAATTAAATCTTGTAAGAGATTCTTTCGGGAGAAAAGGAAACCACACTACTAACATTCCATTATGAGCGAAGAAAAAAGTATCCAACAGCACATTAACGACGATAAAGATCTTTTAGAAAACGCCACTTTATCTCCTCAAATGCGTCGTCATGTATCAGATGAATTAGATCATCTTGAAAAGTATCAGGCAGCACACCCTGATGAAGACCATGATCCAACAGCATTTGAAATGTATTGTGACGAGAATCCAGACGCAGACGAATGTAGAATTTACGAGGATTGATGGAAGGAGGAGCGTTATTTAATCCAGGATTTCTTGGTGGTAATTTTCTCTGGTGGATCGGAGAAGTTGCTGATGATTCAACGTGGCGAGAGAACATAAGTGAATCAAAGATAGAAGATAAAGATCAAACTCCTGGATGGGGATATCGCTATAAAGTTAGAATCATTGGTCTTCATGACCAAGAAGAATCTTCCATTAAATCTGATCAGTTACCCTGGGCTCAGGTAATGTATCCCATCACCGCAGGTGGTGGACAGGGAGGATCTTTCCAAACACCTGCTATTAGGCAGGGAAATTTTGTATTTGGATTTTTCTTAGATGATCAGGATAAGCAAGTTCCTGTCATCATGGGAGTTCTTGGAAACAATTCCAAGACAACTCTAAATACGAGAACAGCATTGACGGGGGGTAAGAACTTTACACCTCAAAGTCATTTTGCCAGAACACAAAAGAGAGATCCTACAAAAAGAACAGCAGACTCTGAACTTAGAACTGAGAGACCATCTAAAGGATTTCCTACTCATGAATCTGCAGATGCAGTTCATCTTGAGTGCGTCCGTGATGTAAAGAAGGATGATGTTTTAAAAAGAAAACATGCTCTTGCTTGTCCTGATCCACATGAAGATAGTCCGATGAAGTCAATTCAGACTATCATGGAAGGTTTGACTGAGAAAATACAAAATATACAAAAATCACTACAATTTTATGCTAACGCGGCCGCATTGCCAGTAAAAAATGCACTCAAAGAAATTGATAGGGTTATATCGGAAGCTGCTACAGAAATAGCAAAGCATATGAAGGAGATATATGCTAAGGTACAGAACTTTGTAACAGATACTTTTAATAAAACAACTCAACCTCTACTAAACATAGCACCTCCAACATTTAGAACAGACTTATTAAAGAAACAACTGAAAGGTTTTGAAGCACTTGTATGCATCTTTAACAAAATTATAAAAGGACTTCTCGATCAAATATTGAAAGCTCTAAAAGGTGCCTTTGATAGGAAAGGAAAAAGTTCAGGGTCTGGAACTGGTCCAACTCCACAATCAAATTTGGATCCTAGACTAGCACAACCAGGAGGGACTTTACCGATTTCAACTGTATTGGGGACTGGTGCTGGAACTGGGACTGGTGCTGGTGGCGGGACTGGAACTGGTGGTGGTGGAACTACACCAGGAGGTGGTGGTATCAATGATGCTACTAATATTAATGACACACCAAGAATCCCTTTACCAACACAACCACAAACTGGAACTCCCTCAGAATTTGATACAGACTTTCCAATTCCACCACTACCACCAGGCGGATTTTACTCACCAAGCCCGATCTGTGATACTGAAGAATTAATTAGTGAGGTATTGGGTGGCAATCTTAATGAGATAATGCAAGCATTTGATGCTGCAGTAACTCCAGTGGTCTTTGCAAGTAGAGACTTTTTAACTTTAGATGCTTATTCTGGAACTACATATGCTAAACAAATTTTAGGGGCAAAACCACAGAAGATTATTCGTAAGTCTGTTTCTCCAGCAGCTGTTAAAACAACTCTTTCCTCAGGAGAATTGCAAGTAGCAATGGTTCAACTTCTTGCAAATCAACTTGGTGTAAGATCATTCAGAACATCTACCAATGATGCTCGTGAATTTGTACAAAACCCAATTGAAGGACTTATATCCATTCTTTCAAGTATACCTGACCTTCCTTCGGGAGGTGGTTTAAAGGATATATTACTCGCTGCAGCATCGATTGAATCATCAACTCCCCTGTTCTTAACTCCAGGAACATTATCATCATTTGTGGATTCCACAGTTGATTTTTTAAAAACTGGAGATTTAACAAGAGGATTCTCTGCTCTTGCAGGTGTCCTTCAAGGAGTTGATCAAACAACACTTGGAAACATTGGATCTGCATTTAGTGCAATGAAGTCTGGTAACATTACTGGATTGGTAAAATCTTTAGGCCCCATTGTTGGTATTGATCCTGAACTTTCAAATTTAGTCACACAATTTATAGAGGATCCTGCCTCTGCAGCATTTGGTATTGTTGATGATTTGATTGGTGGATTGGGAGCTATCGGAGGAATTAATTTTGATGTAGGTTCAGCATTATCATTCATATCATCACTAACGGATTTCTTCTCATGCGATCCAAAACCAGAGTGTTCTCCAAATGATACTTTTACACTACAAAGTGGTGGTAGTGGAAAACCTGGAGTCGAAAGACCCAATTTAATTAATATCGGTGATGCTGCTATAGAAAAAGCAGAAAATTTTGAGGAAGGCAATATAGAAATAGTTGCACAGTCAGAGAAGAAACCTTTTAGAGGCCCTCAACGACTTGAGGTAGTACCGTTTGATGGTGGTGCTGAAACTGAAGAAGAACCAGATGGAGGAGAAACATAATGCCATTCATTTCTGCATCAAGAGACAGAGTAAGAGTAGGATATATTAGTGAATTTGATGGATATATTAGTGGATTATCCATTGATGATGCTAACAACTATGAGAAATTATCTCCCGGAACAATTTTTATCTTTGTTAATGGAGATAATGAGGTAAAATATTTGAACATCGATGAAGTTAATGCATTAACTTCTCGCGATTTAAGAAGAACAAAACCATGTAATATTGGACCATCACCATGTGGCCCTCCAACGATTAACTTCTTTGGTGGAGGTGGGATAGGTGCCGCAGGAAATCCGGTCATAGATGCAAATGGGACCATCATGGCAATTGATATTGTTAATAGTGGATTTGGATACGTCACTCCTCCTAGTATTAGCATCATAGATCCATGCAATAATGGTAACGGAGCAGTTTTAGAACCAGTCATTAGTGATGGCACAGTCACTACTGTCATTGTACAAGATGGTGGATCCGGATATTTGCCATCAACTCAACCACCAGCAACCGATGAAGGAGGAACTTCATCAGAGTATCCAACGTTGGTTGTATTGACTGATGTGATAGTTACTAATCCAGGTATAAATTATTTGCCTACAGATCCGATTATAATTACTCCCAACAATGGAACTGGATTGACATTTGAACTTGATCCATTTGGAAAAGTTAACTCCGTAAAAGTAAATCCTGGGGGAAATTTTACATCTTTACCAGACATATTCATTGACAGTGACACTGGACTTAATGCAAGATTTATTCCTGTCTTTGATGTCATTCGGGATCCATTAGTTCCTCAAGTGGCTGATCCTGGAGATGTTGTTCAAGTATTTGATCTTATTGGTTTACAAATTAGTGGATATATTGACGGTAAACCTTACTATGGAAACGTATTTTATGATAATGGAATAAAATATGCAGGAATTAGAAATACTGGAGTCAGAGTATATGAATCCATACAAGAAAGTATAACCAAAGAAGTTCTACCAGTTGCACCTCAGCAGGTACAACCACAAACAACAACTGAGGAAGAATCACCAGAGATCTCAGAACCAGCGGATGACATCGTAACTGTTGAGAGGGATGAAACTCGTCGAACTACAGATCCCACTCAAAATGTTCCGACGAGCACGACCACGACTACGACTTCAACTACGAGTCCAAGTCCCAGTCCTTCACCATCTCCAAGTCCTTCACCATCTCCAAGCAGTGGTGGAGGATCCTATGGTTACTAATAAATATTATCAATCTCTCTAATTTAGTTTATGTCAGGAGAAAAGAAGAATTTTTGGACTCAAGTAATTGGAGCGATGAACGGTGCAATCACCTTTGGAGGTCTCACCAAGGATAAGGGTGTTACATCTAGCGTTGAGATTCAAGGTCTTGATGGTAGACACTTTATAGATTTAACCGAAGATGGTGAACGTGAAGGATGGACTACGGTGAATGCTCCCGGAGCAGTCAATGTCAACGCTGGAGAGGATTTAACAAAGGGTCAGAACGGCATCTTTTTAAATACTGAAAATGGTGATATAATTATTAGGGCTAGAGATGGAAAAGTTCGCATTGAAGGAACCGATGTAGAAATATGTGCCCAAGGAAAAGATCCTGAAGGTAATTTCTGGGTTAGTTCAAATCAAAGCGCCAAGATTGATTCAAAAAACATCACTCTTGATGCAAAACAGTCATTAAAACTACTTTCAACTGGTTTTATGACAATAAATGGTAAACTGGGCACACAAATTTTATCATCCATAATTCATGGAGTATCTTGTGCAACAGATCCAGATAAAAAACCAGGTCAAATATAAGGAGAAGTCATGGCATTTCAATTTGATGAATCACACGTATATGATGGTCAACAATTAGTATGTAAAAATAATGTGCTTCCAGTAGCACTTGGTGTTGGCCCGTCTAAAATTAAGTGTTCATCATATCATCAAGGCCCATTGTTAGTCGGGAGTCCAGGACAATTTCCGTCAGTGTTCGCCACCGTCATGATTGGTCCTTCCGCACATGGATCACCAGCACCAATAATTCCTGGAGCTCTTTGCAGTGGCATTAGTAATCCATATTCTTTAGCAGTCTCTGGTAGTGCAGCATTTTTGGGACAAGTTGATACAAATGCAAACATTGGATGTGGTGGAAATGTTCTTGCACAGGGACATGTGATCTCTAACTGTGGTGGTCACATTCTTGCTGCCAAAAAGAACTTTGATATCCCTCACCCAACAAAAGAAGGATGGAGACTTCGCCATACTTGTCCAGAAGGTCCATCAAACGATGTTTACTACAGAGGTAAACTAAAAAATAAAACAGAAATTCAACTCCCAGGATACTGGGAAGAACTTGTTGATCCAACAACAATTACAGTGAGTTTAACTCCTATCGGAGCTCACCAAAATATAATTGTAAAAAGAATTACCGATAATAAAGTCTATCTTCAGGCAAATGGTGGAATGCCTATCAATTGCCATTTTCATATCTTTGGAACTCGTGCAGATGGTGAACGATTGATTCCAGAGTATGAAGGAGAGTCACCAGCAGATTATCCGGGAAATAATGATGAATATTCAGTTTCCGGATACCACTACGATAAGAGAGGTTAATTATGTCAGACGCAATGGAATTTCAACCGGGGCAAAGTGGAAAAGATTGCTCCGAGAAAGCAGGTGGATGGGGTATTAAATCCACTAGATTCGATTATATCTGGAAGGGTGATATTGATGAGTCTAAGTATCCAGATGATGCTTGTGATCCCAGGTATCATGGCAATGCCCAGATTGATAACTTACAAGTAAATCAAAACATTAATGGTTCAGGAACATGTACTTTCCCAACATTCCAAGGAAACATTAATGTGCAATCTTGGAAGGGGTTTGATATCAAACACCCTAACAAAGAGGGTCAGCGTCTTCGACATATTTGTTTAGAGGGTCCAGAGGCTGGAGTCTACATCCGAGGAAAACTCACCGATAATAATGTGATTGATCTTCCTGATTATTGGAGTGGATTGGTTGATCCTGAGTCAATTACAGTTTCTCTTACTCAAATTGGATCCTCTCAGGATTTGATTGTTGATAAAATTGAGTGGGGTAGAAAGGTTTATGTTAGATCTGGAAATGCATCAACAATCAATTGTTTCTACACAATCCAGGCATCTAGAATTGATGGAGAACCTCTGATTGTTGAGTATGAAGGAGAGACACCAGCAGAATACCCAGGTGGATCAAGACAATTTTCTATCTCTGGATATGACTATGATGCGCG